TATTAATAACAGGGTGTTCAGGCTACATAGGTTCACATTTATGTAAAGCATTAGATGAAGAATATGATGTTTGGGGTTTAGATATAATAGAACCTCAACATCCAATCAAAGAAGGACAATTTATTCAGCATGATATCAATCATCCGTTTAAAGATTTACCGGAAGAGTTTGATGCAGTCATACATTTAGCGGCCAGAGTTAGAGTTAATGAGAGTCAGCAGATGCCTATTCAGTACTACATCACTAACCTCAATGGTACGATGAATGTCTTGGCTAAGATAAAGACTAAGAACTTTATATTCGCATCGACAGGTGTTGCAGAGTACTGTTATGACCCGTATGGTACATCTAAAAAAGCGGCAGAAGACTGTGTAATAGAATATTGCATGAGACATAATGTACAACCTTTTACTATCTTTAGATTCTACAACGTAGTCGGATCATCAGGCTTCGCTCCTACTAATCCAGACGGCTTAATGCATAATCTTTTACAAGCACCTGAGAGAGGAGAGTTTACGATCTTCGGTAATGATTATCACACAACAGATGGTACATGTGTAAGAGATTACATACATGTAGATGAAGTCTGCGAAGGTATCAAACTAGCAATAGAAGAACCAGCAGAAGAAATTGAATCATTAGGACATGGTACAGGAACTTCTGTAGAAGAAATGGTTAACATCTTTAAAGAAGTAAATGCTGTAGACTTTGAAGTTAAGTATGGTGATCGTAGATTTGGTGATCTACCAGTCAGTGTATTAAAAGATAAGTCTCGTTATATGAAAAGTTTGTATTCTATAAAAGAACTTCTTAGACTCTAAGAAGGAGGGGAATCTCCCCCACTAGTCTTTCTAGGCGGTGTAATAGGAAAATGACAACTTCCACCTTGTAACTCGTTTCCTGCATTCAACTTTGGATTCTTTGTAAAGATCGGATTGTTAATTGCATAACTATAACAACAACATGGATTATGATTAGGGTTCGCTTGCCATCCAGGAATAATACAACTTCCAGGCTTAAGCCCTACAAATGGTTTTGCATCTACACCGTTTCTGTAAAACTTTGTTCCTACAAGATTATTTGCCGCTCCTAAAGAAACAAAATCTGTGTCTCTTTTAATTAACGAATCTGCACCTTTTGAAATTTGATATTCGACAGGATGATTCTTTTGTAAACCTTCAGGGGTAAGTTCTTCACTATAAGCGGCAGTAAATGTAACGTCATACCCAATACGGTCTTGGTAACCGAGCAATTTAGGGGGCAATCCAGGTACAGGATCAGCAGTATTTCTTAGTGCCCAAAATTTCTGACCCAAGTCATTACCTTGTTTGTCTTGTAAGTTTTCAAACCAAGTTGCAAACGCCGGATTACCTACTCTTGGACTAGCACTAACTGATCCTCTCACTGTTTCAAAAAGTGGTGCGTTGTCTTTATCTATAGTATTGGCTAGTGCCGCGGCTAGTGTACCAACAGCAGAACCTAAACTATGTCCAGTAACCACAAGATGTTTAATACCTTGAGTCTCTAATTCAATCAGTCTTTCATAGAGTGTAACTTGTGGGAATTGAGAAGGGGGATTGCCATATGGTCTCTTCCCGCCTTTTTTGATTCCGCACCCTTCAAAATACTCACTAAATCCTTGATGTGTTTTACCGCCAATATCTGAGGGGTAAGTTATAGGATTTATCACCTGCCCTGCTTTCCCATCAATAAGGCCATCTGCTATATTTAATGTTCCTCTAAAGCATAGATAAGCAGTATGAGGATGACCGCTTTCGGTTGCAGTAAATGCGGCTGGACCTCTATTAATTTTAAATCCGTCTATAGATGAAAAAGTATTCCAAATTATAGCAGGGTTAATAGTAAAATTTTTAAATTGTGCGCCGTATATTGTTTTAGCAGTTTGATCAGGTTGATTGTCTATATCACAGAGAGATGCGGGTAACCAAGTCCATTCGCCATTCGGGTTGTTTTTGTTACCGGGCTCTTCGCCTTCTCCGCCTTCGCCGGCTTGCTGCCAATCTTTAGCCATTTGACTACCGACATCTGCTAAGAGACTACATTTTTGTTGTTGAGTTAAGTATGCGGGTTCTTCTACTATTGGGTGTTGCGTGCCACGTGGGTAGTGAATCATAAAGACTCCTTAATGCATTAACAAGTAAGTGCCTAGAACGTCTGCACGATTAGCTGAGTCATCTCCGTCACCAGGCTTAACTATGACGTTGTATATTCCTCTTTTAAATGATCTGTCACCATCTGCTACACCGCCACCTATTCCGCCACCACCGTATGGTGTCTTCATCATTTCATCATATGTGAGTATAGAATCAGGTTTAATAGAATATTTAATGGCCATGCGTTCTTTGAATGTCTCATAGGCTTCATCATCTGCCCATTGCCATCCACCGTCTGTACCTTTAACTAATTTGTTTCCGTCTTTTAATAGAAGATCATCAAATATATCTTTTGGAACAACAACTGAATGTTTTTCTACACCAAAGTCTACACGTTTTTGTTCTGCTTTCCTAGCACCCATTGAGAAGTTAATCATAAAGTTGGGTGGTCTATTTTGTGTTGAACCAGAGACATCTGCCATTTTAGTATATGCATAGAAGTCTACAGTAGGATGACTGCCAGCTAATTTGTATGCCATATCTAAGTATTCATCTGAGAAGAAATCACCTGCATCATGCCAACGCACAGTAACTTTGTGCTTCTCTTGTTTAGCATCACCTTTACGTTTTTCTTCATCAATTTCTGCATTTAATTGTTCAAAGAAACCACTTGGGTCATTGTATAAGAAGTTTAAGATTCTTGTTTGACTCAATGATACTGGAGCCCATTGTACATATCCACCTTTTAAAGCATAACAGAATGTCTTGCATTCTCCTGCTCCCGGACATGTATTAATAATAACAAACTCTTTCTTTTCTTCATCATAGCCTAGTCCAGTCAATGCTGGTAAGCCAATGTTATAGAAGATTGCTACAGTACCGTCACTATGTTGCATCTTCTCGTTTTGTTTAAGTAATTTTTTTGGACGTTGTGTGATATCAGCGGCCAGTTTATCTAAATCGAATTTCTTTCCTTCTGTATCTACAATTGGAATGTAGTTTTTAACATTTGATCTATGGACATAAGGAAGTTTGTATTTGTCAGTCTTGTCTTTGCCTTTATCTAAAATTCTGCTTAAGTAATCAGTTAATTCTTTGTCTTTAATAACTTTTTTAGGTACATCGATTGCTTCATCTACTTCGTCAGATTTATAGTCTTTAACGATTCTACCAGACTGACCACCTAATTGTTTGATATGTCTTAATTCTCTAGCATAGTCGCCTTCATCTTTGTCCGCTTTTTGTGTGTCTTTGCCTATAAATCTATCAGCAGGGTTTTTAATTCTGTCTGCTAAATCTTTTTCTGTACTTTTACTATAAGGTACTGTTGGATTATCACCTGCTTCAAAGAATTCTTCTTCTGCTTCTGCATCTAGTTCGTCTGATCTTCCAGTAACAACTTCATCTTTTCTTGGACCGAATCCTATTCTGACTGGTTCTCCGTTTTGATCAACATGTCCTGTGCCTTGACAGTCTTTACATGTTATAACTTCACCGTCATCATCAGGATCAAAGACTGTGCCGTCTCCGTCACACTCATCGCACTGATAAATTTTAACTTCTTTACGAGTTTCTCGGTTAGCACGATCACCTTCTAGTTTCCATTGATATTCATTTAACCCATCTTCTTCTAATTCACCGGGCTTAGATCCAAAGTATGCATCCATTTCGCTATCGATAGTATCTGGCTTATTACCAGAAATGTTTTCTTCTACTGAATCTTCTTCTGGGTTCGGAACCTTGACCCCTGCATCTCTTAAGAATTCGGGTAAACTTTCAACTTCCCATTTATCAACCATAGAATCAAGTGTTTGTTCTGCATGTCCTGCAAATCTTGCATTATTTTTAACGAAATCTGACGTTTCGCCAGGATTAGATTCGGGTAAATGCGGCTTGACATTACTCTCATTTTCCGTTAACATGTTCAGTATGTTTCTTATATCACTCATAGATTTATTCCATCACTTTATAAGAGTATTTATCAATGTTAACAGAATATAAAAGGAAAGTATGAACATATTTTATTTAGATAGCGACCCAGTCAAATCAGCAGAACTGCATTGCGATAAGCATGTGGTCAAAATGATCATAGAGTACGCCCAGCTTATGTCTACTGCTCATAGAGTACTAGACGGTGATCTCTATGAAGATAGAACTGCTAATAATCATCGTATCAAACGTTGGAGACTTAGTGATAGCAACATGGAGAATGTTGTCTACAAAGCATCTCACATCAATCATCCGAGTGCTATATGGACACGTGCTAGTGATTCAAACTATCAATTTGTGTATGATATGTTTGTTGCTTTATGCAACGAGTATACACACAGGTATGGTAGAGTGCATCTGACTGAACAAAAACTCAAGGACCTTCTACAGCATTTACCCAATAATATCGCAAGTGCTGACTTTGTAGAACCTCCCCAAGCAATGCCCGATGATGTTAAAACATCTAATGCAGTTGATGCCTATCAGAATTACTACAAAGTCTACAAGAAAGACTTTGCTAAATGGACTGACAGAGAGACACCCTCGTTTATGAAAAATATAACGGGTAAAGATAATCTCTCTAAATACATATACAGTGAGGAATTAAATGCTTGATAAAATAAGAGAAATGTTCGGTAAGAAAAAACCCGAACCTAAAACAAAGAAAAAATCTGCACCTAAACTATCAGAGAAAGAGATAGCAACAAGAGCCGGTGAACCTTGGGTATCTATTTTGGACATGCAACTTGATCCTGAAGATATTAATAACGGTGCATTTGAAATGGATTGGAACGACAAGTTCGTATTGAATCTAATCAAAGCAGGTTATAAAGAAAAAGATGATGACAACGATGAAAGAATCGTTGATAGATGGTTTCAACAAGTGTGTCGTAACATTGCATTAGAAGTTTACGAACAAGAACAAGCGGATCCTTATAATAGAAAAGATAAAGATCCTATTACTGGTGCCGACATGAGAGTTGTTACTAGTAGAGATTTGGGCGACGGAAGAAGAGAGATTAGTTAAATGTATGATATAAGTGAAAAAGGCGAGAAGCAATTCAAAAGAGTAGAGTATCTACTTTGGGGATTGTACCCTATGATAATATTAATGTTTTGGATGATTGATTAATGGAAACACTAGTTTTTTGTAAGAAATACCAAGAAGAATTACCGGCTATGTCCTTTCCCCCTTTACCAGGGCCAGCCGGAAAAGAATTACTAGAAACTGTTTCTCTTAAAGCATTCGAGGCTTGGAAGTCTCATCAAACTACTTTGATTAATGAACGTAGAATGGATTTATCTAATCCTGAGTCTAGGGCTTTCTTAATAGAAGAAATGCATAAGTTCTTTAATAACCAAGAAGTCGCACAAGCAGAAGGCTTTGTTGATCCTGAGAAATCCCTTGACAATGCTGTACAAGCATTTACTCCGCCCCCGCCCCCTTTAGTTTAGAATATTATGCCACAGCATGGCGAGGTACCTTACACACTCGACTTAGCAAAGCGCCTTTTAAGGTCTTTGAACTGTGAGGCTAAATGGACCGAAGAAGAAAAAAATTCTATTGCTAAATCAGGACAAGTAATTAGACTGACAGGAAGAACTGATCAATTTATTATAGAACCGCCGAATAACATATTTCCCGATGATATAAACCCTGGAGGTGCTTGGGGGTTTGAACAGTCATATACTTATTCTGAATGTATAAGACTAACCGGAAGGTACCTGTGGAAACATGCACAAAAACGCAACAAAGATTGTTTTATTTTTGTTATGACTTCAGAAGGTTATACACATAGAGATTTAAAGTTTTGGTCAGATGTATTTTGGTTTATATCTACTAAGTTCATAAAGCAACCTAATTGGACTGGCCATCATTTTACACAGATATGGGGTAATGCACCTCATAGTATCAACTATCATTACATGAAACAGCATTCTAAAAGATATAAATTGTTTGAAGACATGTCTATCATTTGTACTAATCTATTAGAAACAATGACAAATTCAGAATGGCAAGGCACAAGAAATGAACCAGAACAAAGAATAGCCCTTCGCAAATTAAATAAAAGACCTTCAATTAAACCATACAAATTTTTATTCTATAATAACCATCCTAAATTTAATCGTGTATATTTGGTAGGACAAATAATCAGAAGAAATCTTCATCAATATGGACTAATGTCATTAAATCTAGGGCATGATTTAGGAGCTGGCGATCCAAATATTGATGTTAAAGATAACCAAGAAGCAATAGATAATATTTGGTATGGTGCTGTTGAGAGATATCTGCCAGGTGGTGACCAGCATGGACTAGGACAAATGCATGAATACTTTCCTGAATCAGGAAATGATATTTTTCAAGCATTGGCTAATAACAAAGAACTTGCTCAAAGTTTAAAACCCTTAGGAAGACTTAGAAGTTCAGAAGAAAATGAGAATGATGTTAGAGATTCTTTTATGAATGTATTAGGAGATATGTATGATCACTGTAGTAAATGTTATTTTGCTATCATTACAGAGACAAAGTTTTTCCATGATAGGACCAATAAAACACGCCCTCACTTATTTGAGCATGTAAAAAATGTAGGGTATGAATGTCCAATTACTCCTGATAATAATTTCTTAGATGGAATAACATATACTGAAAAAACATCAAAGTTTATTTTAGCAAAGATGCCTTTTATATTAATGGCCTTTCCTAGATCATTAGAAGTGTTACGTCAACAAGGATATAAAACATTCTCTCCTTACATCAACGAAGCATATGATCTTATTAAAAATGATGAAGACCGAGCAATTGCAATTGCTAATGAGATTGAAAGGCTGTGTCATTTATCTGATGAGGATTGGTTAGAGATGCAAGAGGCTCTTATTCCGATACTTGAACACAACTTTAATCTAGTCACATCTGACGGTATAGATCAATCACTTCGGTTTCCTATAAGTTAATTTACCCTTTTTACCCATAAAGGCTTGCAATATGCGTAGTTATTGCGTATAATAGTATCTTATTAAATGATAAATAAGAGACTTAAATGAAATACGCCCTCATAGACACAATGAACGCTTTCTTTCGTGCCAAGCATGTTGCATCACGTAATGCAGATACTTGGGAGAAGATAGGCATGGCATTGCATTTGACTCTAGGGTCAGTTAATCAAGCAGTTCGTAACTATGGCGTTGATCATGTAGTGTTTTGTTTAGAAGGTCGTTCATGGCGTAAAGAGTTTTACACTCCATACAAAGCAAATCGTAAAGTACAAGAACAAGATTTGACTGAAGCAGAAATTGAAGAAAGTGAAATGTTCTGGGAGACTTATCAAGCATTGATTACATACTTGACTGAGAAGACTAACGTAACAGTCTTACGTGATCCGAATGCTGAGGCTGATGACTGCATAGCACGTTTCGCCGCACTACACCCTGACGATGAGCATATCATCATCTCAACTGACACTGACTATCTACAATTGTTATCAGAGTCTGTTCACATGTACAACGGTGTCAACAAGCAGTTGATTACGATTGATGGTTACTTTGATGACAGAGGACGTCCAGTCATTGATAAGAAGACTATGGAACACAAAATATTAGAAGACCCTCAGTATCTATTGTTTGAGAAGTGTATGCGTGGTGACACTAGTGATAATGTGTTTAGTGCATATCCTGGTGTACGTAAGAAGGGCAGTAAGAATAAGACAGGACTGCTAGAAGCATTTGCTGACAAAAACAAAGGTGGGTTCAACTGGAATAACATTATGTTACAACGTTGGACAGATCATAACGAAGTCGAACACAGAGTACGTGATGATTATGAACGTAATCGTACATTGATCGATCTTACAGCACAACCAATTGAGTTTAGAAATCAAACTGATGAGTGTGTGAAAGAAGGTGTATCGTCTAAAGAATCTGTCCCGCAAGTTGGAGTACATTTTATGAGATTCTGCGGTAAGTATGAATTGAATAGAATTAGTGATCAGGCAGATGTGTATTCTAAATGGTTGAACACGCCATACAGTGGCAAATTAAAGGTAGGATAATGGTAATAAAGTTAATTAAAAAATGGGGCAAGAGTTTTTATAAACATTGGATTGCTCCTTGGGGTAATTAAATAATGGTAAGAAATAATATATATGTTTACGAACTTAATGGAGAGAAAATGATATTAGATGTAGAATTAACTGCAAAGCCCATCAGTGATGAGTTTTGGATATTGACTGACGGTGAACGCAAAGTAGGTAATGTGTGTGCAAATAATGTAGGGACGTTTAACGTTAATCTACAAAATGAAATGTTTGAATTTGAATCTATTAGCAAAATTCAAAAGAAAACTAACATTAAGTTTGTTGTACCAAAAGAAACGGTTGTTAAAGCAGAAACACCCTATCCTGAATATCCTCATACTGCAAGAACATATAACTCTGTTTATGATGTTAAACGTGGTCTGCATGTCTTTACAAAGACTAAGAAATCAAAATGCTTTCATGCCGCAGGGTACTTTGTAGTCGAACATAATGGTATAAATCAAGTGATATTTTGCCCAAAATACATCTTTATTCAAAGATATCCGTATAAAGGACCATTCAAAACCAAAGAAGAAGCAAAAAATCTGATAAATATATAAGCATATTATGTTACACATAAAAGATTTTGTGAACAAGGTATCGATGGGAGAGAGCAAGGCTAGTACCAATATTGTTCTCCCTATAGATCATGCCAGAGGTTTACGAGACGATATAGTTATGTTGTTAGCCGAATTGCATGAATTAAAAAAGGAAAAGGAAAAAGATGAAACAATCGATGTACAAGTTAAAGGCGGCTCTTTCAAGTGAGTAGAAGCCAGCCACATGTCATCTTAGAATATGTAGATAAAGAAACATATAAGTGCGACCAAATAATTGAAGCATCAGGTATATGGGCAGTTTACTATGATGATCAACCTATCAATCTTAAATCATCACATTACTTGACTAGTGATGCGGCACCGAAATACAAAAAGACAAGTTTTTCTAATCCAGGTCATGCAAGAAATCTGTGTCGTAAATTAAATGCTCAATTCAAAACTGACAAGTTTACTGTTGTATTCTTAAGCACCGGACGAACCGTATATCCGGATGAAGTTTCCTAAAACTAAAAAAGAAATAACTCAAGCAATACTCGATGTATTACCAGAGGGAATAGTACCTCGAGGTATGCCAATTGGAGACGCCATCTTTAAAATGTGGCTAACCGGTAGAGGCGGACAAGGACTTAGACTTAGTGACGAGGGCTTACAATTATTTACTTTAGCAAACCTTGAGTTCTATGATTTTGAATTAGGACTTAATCTTAAGACAATGCATAGACGTAGAATTATTGCTCCAGAAGCCTTTGTGCAAGAAATAATCAAAAAGATTCAATGTCCTTATTATCTCGGTGTCCATAAGATAAGGGGTAAAAAGGGAGATCCTTTTATTAGAGTCTATGATCACAAAACAGCAATGATGATTACTATGTACGGAAACTTAAGAGAATATTTAGATTCTAAACCAATATGATAAACGATAAAAGATGGCAAGATAATTCAGATGGTTGGGTTAAAGCAATGCATGCCAGTAAAGAAAAGAAAGAAGCAAAACGTAGAGTCGAAGGCAACTGTAACCATGATGATTTAGAATGGTGTGATACTTGTGCCTTTGATACAGACGGTGTACGGGTAGCACAAAAAGGCATAGATTATTAAGTCATGACCGTCGTGCATAACCGGTATGCATATAGGTTATACCATTCTCAATAAAAATAAGTTTTAGTAATACAGGCATAAATAGACATTGTAGGAGGGTCCTACATAGCAGTATTTTTTACGCAATTCTAAAATCCATTATTAGGTGCATATAAAATACTAACCTTGCAACACACACACGGAGACAACATTGAAATTTTTCTTTAGCATAAAGCAACACTGTCCGAATTGTGAGACTTTTGGCGAAGTAATGTTATTTGTAACAACTACTTGGATCATGGTTCACTCACTCGGTCAATTAACTTATTAATGTAAATTAGTAATAGCAGTTCCTCAGAGAAGACTCAGACTTAAATGCCCATTTCGTAAGATTTGGGCATTTTTTTGTTGACTTCGGGTACCTTTTTGTGTATACTATATAAACACTTGACACATATAGGTACACAGAATGACATTTAATCGACATATAATACTTGTTCCTTTACTAGGAATCCTTACAGCATGTGGCGGTGGCGGTGGAGGCACTGATGTTGGGGCGGCACTTATCACAGCAAGTGGAAGTACTGGAGGATCGACAGGTGGAAGTAACTCTACAGCGACTGTATCGTTGTCAGCAAACACATATGAAATTGTAGCAGGAGACAGAACCACATTGACATGGTCTAGTTCTAATGCATCATCATGTACTGCATCTGGATCTTGGTCAGGGAGTAAGTCATTAAGTGGCAATGAAAGTATCACATTAGATAACTATGGCGACTATACGTTCTCTATTGACTGCTCAGGTGCTACAGCAAGTATACAAGTAACTGTATCTGACGATGATAGTGAAGGATCTTGTGTGAATCCGCATAGTGCAAAAATCAAAAAATCTTACATGGGTGATTATGAACTACCCATGCCTCAAAACTCATTTGGTGACGATCATATTAAAGCAATAGGCTTTAAAGATTATGGTGTCGAGTGGGTATATAACAACTACAAAGGTCGAGGTGACAGTTGGGTATCTAATTGCACACAAAACGAGTATATCAAATTAATGTATCGAACAACGTTACGTAAATTAAAAGAGAACGGAGTAGATACTGCATGGGTATATAACTTCGGCTATTGGCAAGATGATCAAGCAGAGTTTTGGCAGATCAGTCACAACAATAAACATATAGATGATTGGGCAATAGAATATATTGCCGAGACAGCACAAGATTTAGGAATGAACATTCACTACGCATGGCAGTTCTTAACCTTTGATGTTCAGAACCAAGAACTGTTCCCATTCAATGGTCAAGCATATGTTGACATGGCTTTGTTAAAGAAGATAATGGATGCACATGAAGAACATATGTTATGGGAAGCAGATAGACTACAGCAGTTAGGTGTAGCATCTATGTCAGCAGACTGGAGTGCAATGTACATATGTATGTGTGGCTTAGAAAATGAAGCACCCAATTCTGAACGTAAGGAAATGAAGAATTACTATATGGAAAGACTAGCCTCGATAATTAATCAGATTAAAGGAAGATTCGATGGTAATGTATATGTAGGCGAAGGCATTATGTGGAATGATTCCAGAGTGTTAGATATAGTCGACGGTGTTATTATCAATCTACCTAACTTATTATTCGAGGATGAAGTAGCAGGAGCAACAGTAGAATTATTAGAAGAACGTGCATCAGAATATGCGACAATGCTTTATGACAATTGGAACTGTGCAGATATTCATCAACCATGTTGGGAATACACTACATATGAGATGCCAAAAGTTATCTGGAATATGTTTGCTCAAAGTCATGCAAACTTCTTAAGTACAGGTTGGGTCGAAGATGGCTTCTGTACGCAAGGTACATACAAAGATGTATATTATGATCAATGTCTACAATACAATGTGCCAACTGATTTCTCAGCACAAGCAATTTGGATAGAAGGATTGCTAAGAGCAATAGATAAACAACCTTGGTTTGAGACAATAGGAACCACAGCAAGTACGGCTTATTGGTTATCGGATACACTTATCCCTGACAACAATCAATACCCTGCAGGTAGTAATACAATAGAAGGGTTCCCAAATATCTCACAATCAGTGAGAGGCAAGCCAGCAGAGAAAATCATCAAGGCTTGGTACACAGGACAGTATGATACATACAACCCAGAGTATGAATAAAAAGGTTGACTTTGGGTACCAAAATCAGTTATAATGTATACATAGACAACAAAGGAATAACTTATGAGCAATTTCAATAACGGCAGATACAAAGCAAACATCGGGTGGATCTCACAATTGATGTTCAATGACGGTGTTGAAGGCTTAGAAGATTGGTTAGACACTGTTGACCAAGACTTCAAAGATGATATTGTTCTTATGATAGATCAACTATCAAATCATCTGAAGCACGGTGTATGTAAGTCTGTTGCTTCAGGATATGCATACTCTGAGGATTTGACTGAAGATGTTACTATGGAGCAAAATGCAGGCCCGCATTTACGTCTAGTCAAATGATACTTACCGAAAATAAATGCAAAATAAATGAAAAAAGGCTTGACTTTGGGTACCCAAACCTGTTATAATATACTTATATTATGACAACAAAGAGGAACAATATGTACTATATAATCGACAACACTAATCAAGCAATTCACAGAGAGCCTACTAAAAGGTCTTATGCTTCTACTCAGTACAAGACTGCTGGTGCCGCTAAAGCTGGTATCACTAGAACTGTAAAATAC